TCACAAGATGGTTCGTAACTTTCGTCACCATCAACATCACCATGAGATGATGTAGCATCTACACTTGAATCTTTTTCATCATCATCTAATTCATCTTCAATTGAATCATCAGCATTTTCATCTGAAGCTTCATCATGACCTGATTCTTCTTCATCATCCGAATTTTCACCGATAGATTGATTGCTATCTTCGGAACTATTATCCGAATCTGAATCATCTTTTTTATCGCCAACCTCTTCTGATTGATCGAATGGATCACCTTGATCATCTTCTAGATCAGTATAATCAAACATGGTAAAAGTTTCTTTTTCTTCTTCTACTGCCTGATCCCATAATCTATCAGTCATGGCAACAACATCATTCCATGTTTCAAGATTTTTAATCTCTTCGATAATTGATAACTCTTCATTAGAAAATTGAATAGGCATAGAGTAAGAGCTCTTTGTAAAAACATTAACTCTATCAATAAAAGGTAATTCATTTATTTCTTCAACATCTTGAATACCAAATAGATTCATACCCATAATCTCATTAAAACCTTTAACATAAGATTTTACAAGACCTGGATATCTTCTTTTGATTTTTTTCTCAATGCGAGCATCTTCAATAACATTAAGAAAACCTTTGTAGTTTTTGCCTTTTTTAGATACAGCGCCATGCCAGCCATCTGCTGGAGTATTTAAAGCATGACCAACTTCATGACTCATTAATAGATCATAGAGCTCTGGACTCATATCTTTCCATATAGGGCAAGTAAGAACTCTTGTTTTAGGATTGAATGATGCTGTATCAACTTTTTTATGTTGTACAGTAACATTTTCTGTAGCAAGTAATTTTGCTAGTTGTGATTTTTGTTCTGCTATTGACATTAAAACTCCCAAATAATTTACTTTATGATACCATCCTATCAGCACCAACCCGAATTGTCAAGCACTATTTTTGTTGTATTTTTGCAACATTGGAGCGGTGTCGTGGAGTTACACCACGCTTACAGGTTGGAGCCTGATTGTCTTACGACCCACCGCATATTCTGTAAATACTATAACATAGTTATCTACCAATTTGGGGCAAATATGAAGTTTTTACCTCGTCCCATGTTTTGTATATTAAATCATCATAAAAAAGAGTTTCTTTAGATTCTCTACCTTTTTTGACCAATTGTTTGATTCTAGGTTTTGCATACTTATATTTCCATAATTCAGATAAAGCTTCGGTAGAATTATCAAATGCCTTTGTTAAATCTTCTATCTTGGCTTCGCCTCTCAAGTATGCACAGCTTTTATCATATAAGGGGCAAAAGTAAACGCCTCTTGCGTGATCAGATTTCATTATTTCTTTTGGTATATTACCTAATTTACTATATGTGAAAGCATACGATCTATGCCTATGATCTCTTTTCAATTGTTGACCATTTGGTCTTTTGGCAACATACCATTCAAAGTATTTTCGTGGGTGGTTTTTCATCAACCAATGTCTAATTTGATATATTGTTTTCTTTGTTGGTTCGTATGAAACAGAACCGCTTGTAAAGCCCATTGGTTTCCAATATTTTAAATTATCATATTGTGATAGACCACCTTTTTTTGTTTTACCATAAAGTGATGTTGTTGTCACACTTACTAAATTATCACCATAATTTTTATTCCATTGAGATTGTACCTGTTCTGATAAACAAAGTAAAGCTAATAATTTACCACCAACATAATTAAAACCAAGAGGTTGTAATGGCACAATCGTAGAACCAATCGCTGTATGATTTAACATACCACTTTCTGTTTTATAATTACGATCCCAACCAATAAAGTTATCTCTTGGCGTGAGGTCAATAAAATCACCTGTGATGCAAATAACACCTAGATATTTTTTTGTTTTTCTATCACGAATAATATAAGCTAAATTACGGCCTATATTGGAATTGTTTCTCATTGTAGATGTAAATGTTCTAATGGCATTCCAAACTTCAGGCATACCTTCTTTATTACCTGTGTAAATCATTTCAGGTTCTAACTCTAGGTAATCTTCATTTGTTTTTGGTTGCCAAATATTGTTCTTTACTTCTGCTAAAGCTTTTCTTTGTTTCTCATCTTTTAATACTTGGCGTTCACCTTCCCATAAATCATTTACTGTGATTGTTGGGTATCTTTGTTTCACTTCACAATATTTTTGATATAGTGTGTACTCTCTCACATCCATTTGTGAAACATATGAGAGGTCTTTCACAATGTTTTCTTTCAGTTCTTCATCTGATACATCATTAAATTCTATGTCAGACTCACTCCACTTTTTCCATTGTGTTTCTACATCATCTTTTGGGTCAAACTTATATACTTTCACTTTTCTCTTTGATGTTTATGTGCGTGTTGTAAATGATGATCAAAAAATTTTGAAATCATTTCATGTTTATCATGATACTCAGCCATTTTAGCTAATTCGTTTTCTACACCTTCTGTCCATGCTGTATGATCATGTATTGCCATAGGATTACTAATCATAATTTCAGCGTTCATTCTATGTTTCTCCATTTGAGAAACAAGATGATTTTGTAGTGTTTTAACTATTTGTTCTCTTGTCATTTTTATTCTTTCTCCTGACTTTTTTCAACAACTTCGCCTGTTTATCTTGAGCTCTCTTGAGAGCAAAAGGGCTCACATGATCAATCATTCTAATACCATTCATATGATCTAACTCATGTAAATAACATCTAGCCGATAGGCCTTCAAATCTTTGTTCTATGGTTTCACCTTTTGCATTAGTAAATTTACCAATAACCCATTTAGGCCTTCTTATGCTTAACATCAATCCTGGATAAGATAGACAACCTTCTACCATAAGTTCTTGTTCCTCTGATTGTTCCTTTACCTCAGGATTAATACAGGCAATACATATTTCTTCATTACCCATAATAAAAATTCTTTCATTTATACCAACTTGATTTGCTGATAATCCTATACCGCCTGTATGTTTCATTGTTATCCACATTCTGTGTAATAAAGTGTCCCAAAATTCATCAGTTAAATCACCAACAAATTTTGGCATAGGAGATTTAAGTATATCATGATTTTCATTTACTAAAGGCAAAAGTTTATCTTTAGCCATATTAGGATCTTTTTTAATAGACCCTCTGGCTGTATCAATTGAACCACCTGTGCCTGTATCAATTTTTAATATTTCACTCATCTAGCTAAAACCCAATCCTCTGCGTTCATTTCTATATCATCTTCTGTATGAGCGTATAGAGTTGTCACTTTGAAATTTTTTTCATAACACTTAGCTATAAAACTATTTCCACCACCAAAAGCTTTGTAGAAAATTCTCACTATTTTTTCACCATCATCTGAATAAAACTCTGATAAAAATATTTCTGGTTCTTTTTTCATTAATTTACTATCCTTGAAAAATTACGATCTTTTCTAAATTTAATTACATTCATAAATTTATCTTGTAATACATCACCTTTATGACTAATTACAAATAAATTAACATCTTCTAGTAATTGTAAAATTTTCATCAAATCTTCAGTACCATTTGCATCTAATGAAGAGTCAAATGTTTCATCAAGAATAAGCAAGTTTGTGTTTGCTGAATTTTTTATTTTGGCAACAGCACGCCAAGTCAAAAGTAAAGCCATATCAATTCTTTGTTTTTCACCTTCACTAAATGAAGAGTATGAAAAGTCATCTCTATGCCTTGACTTAATTGTTTCTTTAAAACTTTCATCTAAATTAAAATTAACAAAAAAATCTAAACTAGATAAATACTTATTAGTAAGTTGATTAATAATTGGTAAATATTGTTTAATAATTTTTGTTTTAATACCTGTATCTTTTAACAATGTTGAGGCAACTTCATAATAAACTTTATCGTCTAATAAACTTTTTAATTCATCTTTTTTCTGAGTTAATGAATTTTCTAGTGTCTTTAGGTCTAGCTCTTCTTTTTTTGAACTAGACTTAGATGACTTGATATTTTCTATTTCAGATTCAATTTCGGTTATTCTATCTCTTTTAGAATTTATTAAGTTATTATTTGTAGCAATCATTATCTGTAAATTAGCTATTTCTTTTTGATGTTCTTGTATTACATTTAATTTTTTTTGTTCTACCAAAAATTTAGTTTCTAATTCTTTTAACCCATCTTTATATTTTACTAGGCCATCAGATAAATTGTCAAGAGTTTTATTCTTAAATTCAAGATCAATTGCCTGTTTACAAGTTGGGCAATCATCATGTTCTTGAAAAAACTGTATATCATCTCCAGATTTTGTGATATGAGATTCTAACTTAGACTCTAACTTAGTAATTGTTTTCATTCTTGCCTCTGTCTTTGTTTTATTAGCAACAAAGCTTTGTAAAGCATTTACAGCTTTAGTATCGGCACCAATTATTGAAGTGTAATTAACTACATCAAATTCACAGTTTTGTTTTTCATTTTTATATTTTTCAATTTTTAAACGATTGTCCTCCTTTAGTGTATTTAAGTAGGCAAGTTTCATTTCATGTTTTTGATTATCTAACTCTATTGAGTGTTTTTTATCTACAACATTATCTTTATTTTCTAACATTTTATTTTTTAGTAACCCGTTCATTGTAGAAAAAACACGAATATCTAATAAGTCCTCTATGATCGCTCTTCTATCATTTGGTGATAGTTGCATAAAAGGTGTAAAAGATGCCGAACCTAACATAACAATTTGTGTGAAAGATTTATAGTTTAATTTAAGTATAAACTTTTCTAAAAAATCTTGGTAATCTTTAGCAGCTGCATCTTGATTTACTAATTCTTTATTTTGGTATATTTCAAAAATATTAGGTTTAGCACCACGAATAACTTTATATGATTTATTATTTGTATCAAACTCAATCTCAACAACACAATCTTTACCATTAATTGAATTTACAATTTGTGGCTTTGAAATTTTACGAAAAGGCTTATTAAATAACACAAAACATAAAGCATCAAGTAAAGTTGATTTACCTGAACCGTTTTCACCTACAATCAAAGAACTGTCTTTATTATCTAACTTAATTTCTGTAAAATAGTTACCTGTTGATAATAAATTTTTCCATTTTATTTTACGAAATATAATCATCTAAATTTAGGCCCCATTACCCATATAACAATTGATTTTCTCACACCTTTTGTAACAGGCTTCACTCTGTGTAACATAAAAGATGGAAATACAATTATATCACCTTTTTTCATTTTTATTGACTCAGCATTTTTTTCTTCACCTGAATTTATTTCAAACTCACCACCTTCAAAATCTACACCAGGTTCATTTAATAAAAATGTAACTGATAATTTTCTAGTTTCATACATATCATCAGGCATACCTGTACCCATAATTGTATCCATATGATAATCATATTTACCTTTTTCATAGTCATGATAAACTGTATATTGAAAAACATCATAACCATTTAAGTCAAAATTATAAAATTGTGTATTTAAAGAATCTATTACATAATTTAATCTATCATAAATCCAACCTGTTTTATCATCTCTCTCTACAAATGCAACATCTGATTTTCTCACAGCTTCATTTGGCTTTCCTTTACTTTGACTATCTGTTGATGTCTGTATAACTGTATTGCCATCACTTACATATGTTGTATTTGTTGTATTTGATTTATTTTTATCATTCAGTTGAATTGTACTGCCTCTATCAAGTTCACACTCATCCATTTGTTTATGAATTTGTTTCATTTCTTTTTTATTAAAAGCGTCAGTCCAGTAACAATAAGTGTAAAATCTTCTTTGTCTTTCATTTGGGTTATTATATATGCCTTTATAGCTGTGACTCATTCTGTACGCTCCTCATTCATAGCATCAACGTAAAGCTCTTTCATTAAATTTTTTAATTTATTTGGATCTTCAACCAGACCATTAGAATTATCATCAATATATTTTGACAAAATTGTTATAGTATCTTCTGCCTGATTTATAATATCTTTATCAACTCCAAAATTCATATCACTAAAATCCTCAACAATTTGTATATCAGCGACCTCAGCTTTATAAAAATTATCTATAACTGTATCAAAGAGAAATGGGTTTTGTTTATTTAAAACAACAACCTTTACATAAGAATCTTTTGTTTTGTTATAATTAAATTTTTTCCAATGATCAAAGTTTGTTTGTGAGTCATCATATCTTATTCTGTAAAACATTTGATATGGGTTGTCAATAAATTCCATTTCTCTTGTTTCAGTATCTAATATATGAAATCCTTTTGTATCGTTATAATCTGACCACATCATTTCACAAGGTGTGCCAACATAAAAAATCTGGCCATCATTTGATCTATGATGAAAATGACCTGTTAATACCATATCATATTTGTTAAATATGTTTCTATTTAAACCACCCAAACATTTATTACCTCTATACATTTCAAAACCATCTATATCAAAATGACCAAAACATATATCTGAAGAGCTTGTTTTCATAGACTCAAATATTTGTTTTTCATTCTCTTTACAAATCCAAGGTATAACATCAACTTTCATGCCATCAAATTCTACCTGAGCATAATCATTATATACAGTTATATTTTTATACTCTTTTAGAAGAAGCTCTGATGAATTTACCTTTAAAGTATTTTTATATGATATATCATGATTACCTAAAAGAGTGTACATCTTTATATTATTATCTCTTAGTTTATCAAAAAAATATTTACGGCACAGATATAGTGAATTAAAATTAATATATTTTCTACGATCAAAAAGATCGCCTAGCTGAAATACTGTATCAATATTATTTTCTATTAGATATGGAAAGAAAGTGTTTTCATAAAACTTTTCAAAAAAGTTATGAAAATCTACCGAGTCACCTCTCGCACCAAAATGGGTATCACCTAATATACAAAGCTTCATAAAAATTTTTCAAGGCCTTTTTTCTTTTCTTGTTTTTTCTTTTTGCTTTCTTCAAAGTTTTGAATAAACTCTGCTATATTATCATAGAGTTCAAAAGGTTTCAAGCTTCCATCAGGCAATACTTCATGTTCTTCTATTATACCCATTTGTTCTGTTGCCTTGTATTTTACATATAACTGTTTTTTCTCTTTAGTGATTCTTCTTAGAAAAGCATAGTAAATAATTTGAGTAAAATATGCAAATGGGTTTTTACTCTTATCTGGGTCAAAATTCCTAAAATACATTAAACAATTTTCTATACCATCTGAAATCATTTCATCACGAAATGAGTACGATATAAAGTTTGGTTTTCTTGATAGATGTTCAGCTATCTTAAAAAAACACTCACCAATATAATTTGGTATAGGAGGTTCTTCTTGATTAGATTCTTTTGCTTTCTCACAAGCCTCTCTATATTTTATCAAAGCCTCTAAAAAGTCTGCATTTTTAACGTAATGTTTTGATTCTTTACTCATAATTCACTTTCAAATAATTTAGCCAATGGGTATTTGTCATAAGCCCATTCAGGATAGTGAGGACCGTTTTTATCAATGTAATGCAAAAATACTTGGCCTGAACGATAATTTTCACCACCTTCACAAGGTTCACGCCAATGTTCATAGTCACAACCACGATAAATTACTGCATCACCATCTTTTAAAATAAACTTATTACCCTCCATATAAATTGGCCAATGGTAGTCATCTTTGTTTGAAGATAATTTCACCGTTACTGATATTTCACAAGACGATCTATCTTTATGCTTCTTTAAAATATTATCTTCACGATATAGTCTAACATAAGTGTAAGTAGGACACAAGTCTAGGCCGGTAATAATCTCCATTGTAGGTCGCATTTGTTTCAGTAATGCCAACATAGCCATATCACCATGTCTTGGTGCAAATGAACCTGGAACTTGCTCATCTCCTGCAACTCTACTTATAGGTGTGGTGGCGCTAGTAGGATTACTAGACAAAGTTAAAGCATGACTTGAAAATTTTAAATACTCAAATAAATATTTTGCAACATCTTCGGGTATAAAATCTTTTACAAAAACATATCCTTTTTTTTCAAAAATTTCTTGGTAATTGTGCATTATATTCCTTGACAAAGGGTTGACAAACTGTTATGATAGCGGTGTTCCGTTTGAAGATAAGTTATTTAAAAGTTGTTTAGCTCTTACTTCTAATATGTTTGCTGTTGTTTTTAAATGAGTGGCGCCTATTTCTGATTCATTTTCACTAATAAATTTTCTAATTCTTTTTGCTTCTTGTAACAAAACTTCGCTGTATAGTTTTTGTTCGGTCATATGACTTCACTTCCTCCCTTACTAAGTTTGAAAGGCACCCAAACTTTTATACATTTGAGTGCTTGTTTAAATTTTTCTTGTTTTTCTGGCGGCACAACAAATACAAAAAAACCACCACCTCCAGCACCCATTAATTTTCCACCTAATGACCCATTTTTTTCTGATAGATCAAATATATAATCTAATTTTTTATTCGTCAAATCATCTGTTAAATGTTTTTTAAAATTCCATGTGGCTTTTAACATACTAGCTACTTTTTCTATTTCATCTTCGTTTATAATATATCGTATACCCACATTTGCTACATCTGATATTTCATTTAAATAACTTTTATTTTTACCAATTCTTTCTACTTGTTTTCTTGCCTGTACTTCTGCAATTCTACTCTTACCAGAAAAACCTAAAAGTATATGATCTTCCATTTCTTTTAGATATTCATCTGATATTTTGACTGGCTCTACTTCCCAATCACTACCTAAACCTGCTGTGATTAAATTTATACCACCATATGCAGCTGTAATTTGATCTTGAATACCAACACTTTCATGATTTAACACTTGTTCTACAAAAATTGCTTTTTCAGCTAAATCTCTCGGTGTAAGATCAAAACCTTTTTTATGAAATAAAGCATTTAATAAACCAACAGTAAAAGCAGAACTAGAACCTACACCAGATTTTGCCGGCATTTCACCATCATGTGTAATTGTCAAACTTTGTTCTATATCTAAATGTTTTAAACAATTTCTTACAGATGGGTGATCTATATCATCAATTGAATTTACAGCTTCTAATCTTGAATAAGATATTCTATACTTATAACTAAAATAAGGCGGTAAATCTTTCACACTCAAAAAACAATGATGATCTATTGCAGCTGATATGATCTTTGATTTATTATAAGCGTACCAATCAGAGTAGTCTGTGCCACCACCAAACAAAGAAAGTCTATAAGGCGTTTTAGTTATTATCATTATAATTTACCCTCTCTCAGAATTTGCATAATATAATGTAATTGCAGCTTTCATCCAATCACCCATATAATCATAGTGTGGTGAAGATACAATATGATCATCAATAACGGCAGGTGCATCAACATATATTGCACCAGAATTGTTTATATCATCTTTAATACTATAATAACCACTTATTTTTCTACCTTCTGTAATTTCAGCGGATATCATTAACTGAGCGCCATGACAAGTTGAAGCTATCAGTTTACCATCTACATCCCATTGGCGAATAAACTCTAAGACATCTTTTTCTTGTCTTAGTTTCTCTAATGACTTAACACCTCCAGGTAAAACTAAAAAATCATAATCTGAATAAATTGGTAAATTATCTAATATATCATGAGAGGTCATATTTACACCCATAATGCCATGAAATCTACCTTTTACATTAGATATTATCTTTACATCATCTGTTTCCTCTTTTAGCCTGTAATAAGGATAAACAACTTCTTGGTCTTGAAAGTTTTCCCATGTTATAATTAATGCCTTTGGCTTCATCATATTAGTCTCCTAATAATTTACGTTTCAATTTAACTTTCTTTGTGTTCTCTAATTCATCTACAGCTTTTTGGCCAAACTTATATCGCATTAAACTTAAATATCCTGGATGTGAATGATAAGTATCCCAAGAATAATCTCTAAACTCTAAAATTTCAGATGCCTTTAAATGATCATTTGCTAAGTTGTGTGTTTCGTAAGAGTGTTGACTATAACCTGAATATGTTTCTGGTAGAGCAATTTTATTTTTTATCGCTTCTTTATATAGTGGGCTTCCTGGATAGGCCATAGCAGAATAAAAATTAGCCATCTCTGTTGGATTATCTAATGCAAAATCTAAAGTGTCTTGCATTGTTTCATGTGTATCATAAGGTAATCCAAATATATAATTACCGCCCACATTTATACCAGCCTCACGAATTGTATTAATTAAATCTAAAACTTTTACATCTTTAAAACCACCTTTATGTATTTCTTTTCTTAACACATTATTAGGATTTTCTATACCAAGACCTAACCAATTGACACCTGCCTGTTTTAATTTTTCTAAGTATTTTGGTTTACAAGTATCGACTCTTGAATAAGCCCAAATATTAAAATCATAACCTCTTTCAATAATTAAATCACATATTTTCATAAAGTGATTAGGGTTTAAAACAAATAACTCATCAGCTATTTTTACATTTTTTACACCTTGTTCTGCAATGTAATCAAATTGTTTTATAATAAATTCTGGAGACCACCAACGAAATATATTACTATCTTCACTTGTTATATTAAATCCAGGTTTTGTTCTATTAATGATGTTTATCATACAAAATGAACACTTATAAGGGCAACCAAGACTTGTATATAAAGCTGCAAAAGGTTGTTTCTCTGTGTTATTCGACCAAGAGTGCCAACCAGCTGTTCTATATTTTTCTAAAGATGGTAATAACTCCCATGCCATTCCAGGTAACACAGTTTCTAAATCACTTTTAGGCACAATTGATGATGGTTTATTAGTTAAAATTATATTATCTAATCTATAACATAAACCATCAACGTCTTTTAAATGATCTGTTGATAAATTTGTTTTTAATAAATTATGTATAGTGTAAACACCTTCATTTTGACAAACTGCATCTATGAAAGTGTGTTTTTGTAAAGTTTCACTTGGTAAAGCTGAAACGTGGCCACCAACAAATAGTACAAAACCTTCAGGTTCAAAAAGTTTAAATAATCTGGCTACCTCTGTAGCACCTTCCATGTTTTGAGATGATGCACTAGGTTGCTGACCGTAAACAACAAAACAAACTATTCTTGGTTTGTAGGAAAAAATTCTTTTTGCTGTTTCTGTATAGTCTAAACCTTCTACTTCAGCATCAAGTAACTCAGCTCTATACCCTAGTGACAAAACACTTTTTGCCAACATAGCGGCCCAAATAGGTGGCTCTATGGCAGAATTTTTAGATGATAATCCTTGATAAATTTTTTCAGATGCGTTTGGGTGTACAAATAGAATATCAGGTTGCATATAATTTCCAATTCCATAATGTTTTAACTAAATCAAATAAGTGTATCATTTTTCTTCTTCAATCATTCCCCATATTTTGTGTACTAATTCCCTATTTTTTATATGCTCTTCTTCTATTAATTCTTTTGATTGACCATGATATTCAACAGCTACATGATGATTAATCATTAATTTATTAAGAGTGTCTATTTTTTTAAGCCCTAATAAATCAGAAATTGGCTGCTTTAATACAAATTCACCTAAAACACGGCCAAATTTACCAGACCTGTCTTTTTGTGTTCTTAATATCTGTATGCTATCTACGGGCATATATTTTTCAACAAACTTTTTTGCAAAAAGTCCATATTTCTTTTCTACTAAATCTCTAGTTCTGGACTCTGGTGTATCTATGCCATACAGACGTATTCGTTCTTTGTGAATCCAAAGACCGAAACCCAAGTCAATATTAACATCTACTGTGTCGCCATCTACTACTCTTACGATTTTGCAATTATATTCAAACATTTTTTGTTATATGTAATACAGTTGTGTAATAATCCAATTTAAAAGCTCTCGTTAGTCTATCTAATGTTTGACCATCAATGGTATCACCTGGCCATAATATTTTTTGTCTTTTTCCTTTATCATCTGCAACTAAACCACCATTTGTTATGACAAATACTTCTTCTTCTTTTTTATTTAGTAACTGTTTTTTATCTACAATTTGTAAGTGACTTATTTTACAACCACATACTTCTAATTCATTAGGCCCAATAGACGCCTCATCTAACCATATACAAGCATCATTTTTAGGTAGATGGTGACTTGAACTTTCATATGGTTTATCTTCTCTACCATAAGAATCTTCTAATCTTATTAAATCTTCTTTATCTTCAGGTGTTTCAATTTCAAAAATAAAAGCATCTGTTACAGCATATGTAGAGTGGAATCTTGAACGAAATATATTAATTTTATTTAATCCATATATGTCAACACCACCTCTTATAAATGATAATTTTGTTTGACCATCAAGAACAACAAAACCAGTATTTTTATTTGGGTGGCAATGTAAAGAGGTTTTTTCTCCTTTTTTTATATGTAAAAACCAAATGGCAATCTCATTATTATTATAACAAAGGTATTCTTGACCCCAAGGTTTTTTTACAATTACGTCTTTATAATCCATTAATGCACCAATTTTTTTGTTTTTCTTTCTTTTAAAGCTTGTTTGATTTCTTCTATTTCATCATCATCATATTCTTCATATTCTATATCTTCTTCAAACACTTTTTGATCACCTAGTTTTTTAGCTCTTTCTTTTGCATCAATGATTACATTTTCGTAATATTCTATCATCTCACCTTTTGGCTCAAATGTAGTTAATACATTTATAGAATCTATAAATGCTATATCTTTTTCTACCATTTCAACTGGCACCCAAGGATACATATACATCATTGGCCTATTTGATTCTAATGTGGGTGATCTTTTGAAGATTATGTGCATTGGACTTTCTAGTGTCACTTTTTTTTCTTTTTTATTTTCTGTAAAAGTGGCTATTACATCTTCTCCAGACTTTAATCTTACGATTTTGATTTCTTTATTTTCCATTTTTCAACTCTATGTTATAAAATTTGTAGGCGAATTTTTCTTCATCATATATTTTACACCTTTCTATAAAATGTTTCAACGTATAATTGGCAAATTTGCCTATACGAAAATCATCTGCTATATCAAATAAGGTGGCTTTTTCTTTTGTTTCACTCTTACGAAGTCCTCTTCCTATTGATTGTAAATTTCTTATTCTAGATTTTGATGGGCTTGCAAAGATTATATTGTGAAGATTACGAATGTTAATACCTGTGCTAAAAGTACCATAACTAGCTACAACTATTGCATCTTCTTCATTTTCAAGAATTGATCGAACAGATTCCCTAATTTCTGTATCTGTCCCACCAAAGACAAAAAATGTTTTTCTTTTACCCACTTTACTTTGAATATGGTCATACAAGTTTTTACCATGTTTCTCTACATACTGATATAAAATTAATGTATTACCTTTTAAAGATAAAGCTAGATTACGAATAAAATTATTTCTTGCCTCACTTTTAACAATATAATCTATTTCTGAATTGTAGTCCCATTTTCTTGCCTGTTGTCTTATTGATTCGTCATATTTTAGAATTAAACATTTTATTCTAAAATCAGCAAGTTGTCCTTTCTCTATAAGTTCTGATGTTGTCGTAGCTTTATAAACAGGGCCAAAGAGTCCTTCTAAAACCAATCTATGTGTTTGAGTACCATCTAAGGTGCCTGTTGTTCCTATCCTGTATTTAGAGTTAATACAATTTGATAATATTGTTGTAAGTGATTTAGCTTTAAACTGATGTGCTTCATCACCGATCACAAAATCAAATTGTTTAAAATATTCTTTATCATTTTTATAAACAGATTGCCATGTTGATATTGTTAAAAAACTATTTGTATGTTTTTCTTTACCTGAATACTGGCGATGACAATGTTTATCAGAGTTAAAGCCATAAGATTTAAAATCTGTAAACATCTGTTCTACAAGAGATGTAGTAGGAACAATTAAAAGACCTTTACCATGATCTTTCATTAAGTATCGAACAATTAAATATAATATAAGTGATTTACCAGAAGCTGTTGGTGATAACACCAATCTTCTTTTATTTCTTATACATTGAACAAATGATTGTAATTGATAATCTCTGACTTCAAAAGGTAAATTTAAAGTCTTAATAAAGTCTACTGCCTCAACTAGAGATAGTGAATGTGTTATGTTAGCATCTGGAGAAATATCGAGCTTATAATCTCTCTCGGAACAAAATTTTTTTATATGGGGTATTAGACCATGGTATATTGTGTGGTTACGTCTGTTGAATAAACAAATTTTTCCATCCCATGCTCGACTCTTGTAAGCAGGCATGAAACGATAACCAGGAACGTAGAAAGTAAAATAAGAAGATAATTCCATTTCATAGTGTGGCTCACATTCAACTTTTAAAAAAGATTCGTTTAGTTTATTTAATACTATGTCGCTCATTAATATATTACATTCCGCCTATAAATTTTTCCCAATCAATCAATGATCTAAGTTGATAAGTCCTACTATTCAACTCTTTTAATATACTTGTACAAAGTTCTACTATCTCATCATGGTAAGCTTTTGTAGCCATGAATTTATTTAAATCTGTGTCACTCTCTAAGTATGTATTCAACTCGGATTTGAGAACATACTGAAAAGGTTCCCAACCCCTCTCTTTTAATTCTTCTTCACTCATTTTACCTGTATAATACTCCCACTTCACTCTTCTAAGTTTCATGTATTTAAACTCAGCATCTTTAGAAAGTAATCTGTGTCTTGATAGGATATTAAGATATTTGCTGTGTAAACTAGGCACTTTAGATAATTCTTTACCTGGTTCTGTACGATCTATATCACAATCTTTTTTCCATAATTCAAGTAGTTCATCAATTTGTTTCATAATTTACCTCCTTCTAGGAGGGTACACTATTTTTTATAATTTTTCAACATTATAATAGGCAAATCTGAATGTAGCATCAGCTGTAAGTATCTCATCTGGTGAATCAGCTGAGTTAATTACAAATGTAGAAAGTGTTGTTGGAAAAGCATCTTTGAATTTAAATCTAAATCTAGGGGTATTTGCTGAAGAAAATAAAGTAAGTGAAGCATCATGAAACTGTGGAAACTTTGGTTGATTACCAGCAAATTTATTTAATTTACCCATATTTTTGTAATCTGCATAACTCTCAGGAAATGACATAGCACGAAGCCAATCGTGTATTTCTAACCAACTCTTTAAATCTTCATCAATTAAAAATGTGACATTTAACAAGTCATACATTGGTTTATCACCAGGTGAAAACAAATCCACAAATGGTGTATTAAACATGGCCTCACCAATTGATAATCCTGGTACTGTTACAGATTGACAAAAGTATTGTAAATTAGGTGCTCTTGCAAATGAGAACACAAATTTATTTGGGTGTAAAAAATTAGGATTACTAGGGTTTTTATCTGTTATGCCTGCCATCTTCTATTTATATAAGTTCTATAAGCGGAAGCCAAAAAAAAGAGGAACCGAAGTTCCTA